GCTGATGAATCAACTAGCGCAACAGAGGCACAAGATGGGCTAGAGGCTCTTAATTATCTTGTTAAAAGTTGGCAGGCTCAAGGTTTACATCTCTGGACAAAGACCGAAGGCGTATTATTTCTTGACGCTGGAAAAACCGATTACCTGTTAGGCCCAAACGGTGATGAAGCAACCAATGCGGATGACTTTATCAGTACTGATTTATCAGTGGCCGGTATTGCTTCAGACAGAACGTTAACTGTCGATTCCACAACAGGCATGACGGGTGCAGATGATATCTTGTCAAGCGACCCTTCAGAGTCGACGCAAGACTGGACAGCGGTTGGTGGTACTCTCGCAATTGTTGCAACATCTTTGGTGGTATCCAATGCTGCAGCGGTAGCGGGTGAAGCTGAGCGAACAATCACAGATTTAACCCCAGGCAGAACATATCGCGTCATATCAGGATTTACCAAAGGCGCAAGCCCATCAGTTACCTATTCAATTAAAGATGGTGCCACGACTCTTGGGACCGAAACCCTTGTAGCAACCGGAACATCCAAATTTGAGTTTGTAGCCACACAATTAAGCCATACGCTGGAAATTCTTAATGGTGACGCAGCAGCCACCAATGAAACCACGACTACCTCCATTCAAATCCTTGACGCAACAACCGGCGACTTTGCAGGTGTCAGGCTTGATGATGGTACACGCCAATGGACAAAAATCATTGAGGTCTTGAGTTCAACCCAGGTGTTTAACGCTGATGGGTTAACAGGCGCAGCGGCTATTGATAACTCTGTGTTCACATTCAGCGACTTATTGCCAAGACCAGTTAGGTTGCTTCAGTTACGGCGTGACAAGGTTGGCACAGCCGATGAGATCGAAGCAGAACAATGGTCACGGGAAGAATACTTTGCACAACCAAACAAGACATCTCAAGGCACAATAAACAACTGGTATTACTCGCCACAACTAACAGATGGTCGTATTTATATCTGGCAGACTGCAAACGATGTTGACCAGATAGCACGCTTTACTTATGAGCGGCCTATTGATATTAGTGACGATACAACAGACGCTCCTGATTTCCCTTCAGAATGGTTCAGGACATTAAAATATAACTTGGCCGTTGATATGGCCCCCGAGTTTCGTATCGCCCAGGATAGATTGGACAGCCTGACAACTAAGGCGGCTGAACTTCTCGAAAACTCATTAGGCTTCGACTTTGAACCAGATTCAATGTCAATGCAGCCTGATTTGGGGAGGTCTTAATGCCAAGATTAGCAATCCCTTTTGCTGATGGATTTTATCAAAGCCAATCGCGCACATTGCTGGATAAGCGAGTTGTAAACCTCGTCCCAATAGTGCCGGAGGCTGACGCACCATCGAGAAAAGTGCTAGTACATACTGACGGCATTACACAGTTTGCAGATGTAGCAGGATCAAACAGCCGAGGTGTTCTTAGGTTCAGCGATGGCAAGCCATACCGCGTTATAGGCAATTCTCTTTATTCGTTTGACTCGGCAGGCACAGCCACTAATCACGGCACCGTTACAGGCACTTCAGATGTGGGTATGGACTCGAATGGTATTAATATTGCCATTGTTGATCCAAAAGGTGACAGCTATTTCTTTACACCATCAACCGGCATTCTAGAATCAAATAACGGGGCTGTATTTCTGAGCTTCGGACAGGCTACAAGCGTTGCATTTAAAGATGGTTCTTATGTATACACAACGGATTCAATATTTTTTACAAGCTCACCAAAAACAGTAAACGATGGTAAGGACTTCAACGCCTTAGACTTTGCTGACGCTGAGATAAGCCCCGATATTATAATCAAAGCTTTCAACGATCATAACCAAATGTATATCCTTGGGTCCGACATCACCGAGGTATATAGAACAATTGTAACCGAAGGCTTTACGCTCCAACGCATAGCTGGGGCAATGATACCCAAGGGCTGCGCGGCAAGGAACACGGTAATCCCTTTTGATAATTCATTTCTGTTCATGGGGGGCGGCAGTAACGAGCGCCCTGCTATTTATAGAGCAGTCGGTTCAGGTGTTCAGCGCATCTCAACAAGGTCAATTGAGCGGATTATCCAGGCATATCCACAAGCCACAATTGCGGAAGCCAGGGCGTTTTCATATTCAGTTGATGGTAGCTATTTTGCGGTGTTTGAGATCGGCAATAATACATTTGTCTATGATCAGACTGCTACGACGTTAACAGGCAAACCGTCATGGCATGAGCGCCAGAGTGGTATAACCAATGCCACAGGCTTTCAGAAGTGGCGTGCTATTCATGGTATTGAAGCGTTCGGGAAGATTCAAGTTGGCGATGATCGTTCCGGGCTTGTTGGTGAACTCGATCCTGATGTGTTTAAAGAATATGGCGATCCTATTGAGCGATTTTGGACAACCAAACCATTTCAAGCTGACGGCGATCCAATTTATTCGCATGAAATAGAACTGTATATGGAAACAGGTTTAGGCAATGACGATGTAGAAGAGCCTGTCATACGACATGATTATTCTGATGATGGTAGTCGGACATTTACTAACGAAATAACCAAATCACTCGGGAAGAAAGGTAAATCTACAACGCGCTTGAGATGGAAACGGAAAGGGCGCTTTCCGAATACCCGAGTATTACGTTGGAAGACTACGGCACCTGTACCGATAAATATATTTGGCCTGTTTGCTAATGCGGAGGCTACCGGCAGTGGTTGAAAACGTTAGGGTCACACCTCCATTAAGAGCAGAGCCGATATTCGATGAATTAGGGTTTTTTAATCTTAGATGGTCCGAATATTTTGAAGAGACGGCGGACACAATCAATGTTAAGCAACATGACGATGATGCATTTCAATCATTAAATCCTAGCGCATCAGCTATTTCGGCATTGAGTAAGCGCATAAGTGATCTTGAATTATTAACTGGCTTAATGCCGAATCTGTCAGGTTTTGCTCGACAGTTAACAGTTGTTTCTGTGAGCGCTGACTATACGAGCGTTGGTAATGAGATAATTATATGCACTAATTCCAACACAATAACCATAACATTAAATGCGAACCCTAATAATAAAGATCAGATACTTATAAAACGAACAAATGGCCCTGTTATTGTGACTTCCACCAAGGGAATCGACGGTATAACAAAGAAGGGCATACTAAATAAATTTGATTCTCCACACATGGTTTTTACAGTTGAAGCTGATGAGTATTCTATAATATGAGTTTTTTTGGTTTAGACCTATCTAAAACCGCTTTCGGTGAGTTATCCGTTGCTGAACCTACGCCTATCGTCCAAGCTACGGCGCAATACGGGCTAACGAGCAAAGTCTTTACGTTTAATACGCCGGGGGCCACTGTAATTGCAGAGGACTCGCTATTTAAATGCAATAGCGGCACTAGTTCGATTTCAACAGCGACCATTACATCTGATCGGCGCGTGACATATAGGGCGGGACAGGGTGTATCTGCGAGGTTCACGGCTTTATTTTCTACGCCACAACCTGCAAGCATTATGGCGGCGGGTATGATCTCTGCAACGGATGCATTAGTTGTCGGGTATCTTGGCGAAGTTTTCGGGTTTATACATGGGCATGGCGGCGTTGTAGAAATACAAGAGCTGACTATAGGAACACCCGCCGGTGGTTCAGAAAACGCAACTATCACAATTGACGGAACGGGTTATACAGTCGCGTTAACTGCTGGAACTGTTCAACATAATGCTTTTGAGATATCAGAGTCTCTTAATTCTCAAGTGCTGGGCTATAACTTTTCTTCGAACGATGACACAGTAGTTGCAGCCTCTTTATTAGCGCAACCACAAGGCGCGTTTAGCATGTCATCAGCAACCGCCGCGGGTACATTTTCACAAGTGTCGGCTGGTGTTGTTAGAACTGATGATTTTTATCCGCAAACTGCCTGGAACGTTAATAAATTCCCCGATTTAATTCCAGGGTTTGGTAACGTGTACGAAATAAAATATCAATATCTTGGGTTTGGCGGTATCGAGCTTTATGTTGAGAATCCTGATACGTCACATTATGAGTTAGCGCATCGTGTACAATACGCTAATTCGTCGGTTTTACCGTCGGCAACTGATCCAATTTTTAGGATTGGCTGGGCTGCGCAAAATGCCGGTAACACTACGCCGGTTGAAGTGGCTGGTGGATCGCTTGCTGGATTTGTTGAAGGTAAGGTGAATATTAGATCGGCTTCAGTTGCTAGTGATAATACTGTTGTGGCTGTGCCCGTTGCTGGTACTACTAACCTGCTAGCTATCAGGAACAGGCTTGTATTTGGCGACAAACGGAACAGAACAGAAACAATACCGCTAATTTTCTCTGCATCAACAGACAGCAATAAAGGCGCAAATATCAGAATTTTCCTAAACCCTGTATTTTCTGCCCCCGTTGTTTTCGACTATTTAGACAAAGCTGACTCAACGACTGAAGTCGCGAAGGATTCTGTGCTAGTGACAGGCGGCGCGTTTGTTGGTGGTTTTACTACAACACAGGCAGGCACAATTGTTAACCTTGAAGAATTATCGTCTATAATCTTAGCTGATGACACTCTAGTTTTTACTGGTTCAACAGCTAGTGGATCAGCGGCAGACATAAATATTTCAGTCACATTGAGAGAGGATCTGTAATGGCAACTGAAGTAACATTAATTGATGGTATACAGCCAACAGTTGTCACTGCTACGAATGCTTATACATCACCACCCAACGGCGGTGGAACTCGTATAACTGCATTTACAGCAAGCAACAAGGCTGGCAACACAACAGAAACATATCGTGTATTTATTGGTGCCACGGCAACGGATGCAAAAGAGATCATACCAGCGACAAGCGTTGCAGGGTCACAAAAAGACTCTCCGTTTGAATTGATTGGGCAGCGAGTACCTCCCGGTGAGAGCATCTTTGTACAGCCATCGACCGGCACAACTATTGCGTTTAGATCGACAGGCATAGAGTTTTGATAACGCTCCGCAAAGCTGAATCCGTAGAAGAGGTTGATTCAATATTGCGCGACCCTGAGCTATTCGATCGCATTTCGGAAGATGGTTTAGATGACGACTATGAAACGCCTTTTGATGGCCATCAATGCTATCTAATGATAATAAAAGGGGATGAGGCAGTAGGCGTTTGGAATCTCTACCCGGCAAACACTGTAACCTTAAATATCCACTGCAATTTACTCAAAAAGCATAGGGGTTTAGGTGTAGAGGCCAGCGTGTTAATCTTAGAGTGGTTTTTAACCGAATGCCCGAATCAATACAAGAAGCTGAACGCAGAAATACCGGTGATTTACCCTGAAGTTTATTTTCACACGAAGAAATTTGGATTTGTTGACGAAGGCATAAACAGGCAATCTATTATGAAAAATGGAGTTTTAGTTGATCAATGGCGGCTTGGTGCTACTAAGCCAGAAATCATCGAGGCATTAGATAATGAGCAAGGCTAAAGATACTTTCTTTGGGGGCGCTGAAAAGAAAGCAGGCAGAGACATACGGCGCGGCCAAGAAGCGGCTGGTCGATTAACAGCGGCACAACTTGCACAGACTGAATCTGAATTTAGGTCATTCATAGAGCAGGAGGCCGGTGAATCGCTGGACGCACAACGGGTTTTCTTAGGATTGGGTGCGAGTACCCCAGCTGACCCTAACGCAGCAAGGCGCGTAGAAATACAGAAAGAACTAGAGTCATTGCGGGAAAGCGACGAAAAGTTAAGCCAATTTAGTGGCGGTGGCTTGGTGGGTAAACTCGCTGCTAAGGCACTGGCTTCGCGTTCTGAAAAGTCAGCTAGTAGAATTTCGGAGCTTCAAGCTGAACTGGAAGGGTTCGGCGCACCTCCTACTGGTAGCGGTCTTACCCCACAAGAACAGCAAGCGCAAGCATTCCAAAACTTTGCTGAGTCACCAGGCGTTCAATTTGCGCGTGAGCAGGGCTTACGAGGTATTGAATCTGAATCAGCTGTAACGGGCGGTCTAGGCGGTGGGCAGCGATTGCGGGAATTAACAAAGTTCTCACAAGGTTTGGCGCTTCAGGATTTCTCAAATCATTTCAACCGCCTTGGTGTAACTTCACAAGGCGAACAGGCTTTGATCGGCAGACAGCAGGCGGCACAAACAGGATTAGCAAGCTTGAGGGCTGGTTTTGGTGCTCAACAGGCCAGTACTCTTATTGGTGCTGGAGAGGCTAGGGGTGCGGGTCGCGTTGCTCAGGCGGCAGGGCTTAGGGGTGGAATAGCTCAATTGGCTAGTGCGGCTGCTGGTGGTATGGGCGGCG